ACCGGCCGCAGCCAGCTTCTGTTTCGCGGTCATCCCAGACCGAGAGACTCGCTTGATAGAACCGCCCTTGGCGTGTGCGACCTTGGGACGGGCTTCCATGAGTCTTCGAGCCTCGGTCTCCGTCAGCGCTCCTCCACCCATGCTCCGAACCGCCTGAGAAATCTTCTCGGGACTCATCGCCGGGCCACGACGAGTCTTGGGATTCTTCTCGGAGAAGGTCATCTCGTTGACCCCGGCCGAGCCCTTGCGGACGACGCCGCCCTTGGCAAACCGCTGAGGCTTGCGGCGGTCGTGTGAACGTACCGTCGTCACCTCCCGATCGTGCGCTGATCCCGTGAAGCCGAAGCTCGACGGGAACTCGAACTGTTTCACGTACTTAGGTCCTGGCATCTTCGTCTCCTGTCAATTAGAGAGGCCCGACCGTAGCGCCGTTGATGCGGACGAATAAGCCGGCTGTGGTAGTCCAGATGTCGCCGTCCACGGGGGCTGACGGCGCGGTACCGTGCGGCAAATTCAGTCCGGCGGCCCCAGCCGCAGTCGCGACCGTCGAGAGCTTTACTCCCGTCGCCACGCTTCCGCTGGTCACGGTGAACTCGTCCGTACCACCGCCCGGATCGAAAACCGTGGTGCCGGCGTTGTTGTTGAACGCAGTGGAGTTGATGGTGGCCGTCGTCCCGGAAATGGTGAGCGTACCGTTCGCCATCCCAAGCTCGTCGGAGCCGCCGTTGACGTCGAAGTTAATCCCCTGCGTAACGCCGACACTCATAATGGCCGCGTTGTTGGAGGAGCGGGTAAGGCTCAGACCGATGCCGTCGCCGCCAGAGCTACCGCCCGCGTCGATGGGACTAATCGCCAAGCTGTTGCTGAACACGTTCATCCGCCAGTACTGACCGCCTACAGCCTCGCCCGTAGCGCGCAGCGTGACGGCGGGCGCAGTGCTAGTCGCGAGGAACCCCGCCGTCGTGTCGCCCCCAGCCACTCCAGTGCCGACGTGCGTGATGGCCGTGACGGTGTCTCCGACCGTGAGATCGTCGCCCGCCGCGACGTAAGTCAGCCCGGCGTCGCCGCCGAATGCTCCGGCGTTGTTGTACTGGACCTGTGTGTCGGCCCCGGCCGGCACACCACCCCCCGCCTGGAAGCTGGGAGCGAGTCCAGCTCCGTTCGATGTCAGCACATGCCCGGCGGTTCCGGGGCCTGTTCCACCGAACAAACCGCCACTAGCATTGTACTGTGTCGCGAACGACCCGCCCGATGGACTCCCGCTGCCAGGGCCGGGGTCTGGGCCAGGTCCGTCCTGCGAGAGGACACTGTAAGTCAGTCCTCCCAGTAAGCCGAGAAGTAGAGACGCTGCTATCCCGAGGTATTTGGTTTTCATCACTGTGTCCCCTGCTGAACAACCTGAAGTTCGACCTCACCCGTACCTGAGTTTGTCAGCAGACGAACTGCCTTAACAGGTTCGGTGAGGACTCCCTTCGAGCTGGCAGCCTGTGCCGTCATGGTCGAGTGATCCCACCAAACGATGAGATCGGGCCGACCCGCCGAGTAACCCGTCAAGAACGGAATCTGGGCTGGGTCGGTGTTGTATGCGTCGAACACATTGTCCATGGTAAACTGGACCGTGTAGTTCTGTGCGCCACTTCTGAGGATCGCCGCGAGCGTAGCCGAGAAATCGGGAACGTACTGGTCCATCGGAATCGGAACCGAAGCACCGACTCCGTTGGTACCTACCTCGATGGCTCCAGCCGACGCTGCGTCGATGGTAATCGAAGTGATGGTCGAGTAACTCAGAACGGTGACAGCGGTGGCGGCCGCGCCGAGAACGGACTCGGACTGGACCTGCCCTTGATCGGTAGTTCCCGTGACAACGAACGTCCGCCCCGTCTCGTCAGCGGCGAACGTGAAGAGAACTTGGCGTTGAGGCCCGAGTTGCGCGACCCCGTTGGCGTCGACAAAAACTCCGTCGAGTACCAGAGCACCCCCTGCCAGCGGAGTCTGAGACTCGGCAATACCATTGGGGTCTGCCGCCACGGACAGAGATCGCGTGATATAGATCGGACGCATCGTATGCTCCTAAAGAGGAGCGGACCCCGAGAGGTCCGCCCCGTGGCTTCGGAAGTAGATCAGGCCGGATCGGCGGTTGTGACGCCGACGCTGGCGAAGTTGCCGTACCAGTTGTCGTTGGCGTTCGCCACCCGATACCCGCCCGCGATGGAGTAGGTACCCGAGAGCCAGTTGCCGTTGTCCTGGTTCAGACCCGCGCCGCCGTTCAGGTCGATACCACCCGAGTTGCCGGCCGCCGTGAACGGACCGATCTGATTTCTCAGGATCAGGCTGTTCGCGAGCGCCATGATGATCTGGTTGGTATTCCCCATGAAGAAGTTGTCACGGATGATCCACTGGTTCGCCGTGAGACCCGCCGCCGTCGCCATCGCAAACGTCATGCCGTCGAACTGGGTTCCGGCGACCAGGACGTTGTACGGAATCTCCGTGAAGACACCGGCCTCGCCGCTGCGAATGCCGATACCCGCTCCAGCGAATCGCATACCGAGAACTTCGAGATGCGAGCCGTCGCGCTCCAAGTTACCGGCCCCGGCGTTCCGCGAGACCTGAAGACATGGAGCTGTCGCTCCACTCGCGGTCATCAGGAAGTTCTGGAGACGCCAGCCTTGCTGGATGACACTGAGAGTCGGAGCACCGGCGACCGGAGCCGCTGCGGGAGCCCACTGCGCCGCGGCGTACTGCCCGCCGAGTGGCGTAGCGTCCGCGTGCCGAGGGCGATTGCCGAGACCATTGATCGTGACGTCGAAGACCTGCGCCGGGGTAGTCAGGTTCTCCGTGATCTTGCCACGGAAGTTGATGACGTCGCCGGACTTCAACCGAGCGAACACGGCGGCCATGGTTGAGAGTGCCGCCTGAGGCGAGTTGCCTTCCCCGCCGTCGCTACCGAAGACCGTATCGACAAACCAGGTATTGCCGATGATGCTCGTGACGCCGAGAGAGACGCCGGGTGCGCCGGCTGCTATCGAACCCCCACCGCCATAGATCGGAATACCGAAAGAAGTGATGCCGTTCGGGAAATTGGTCGTAGTCATTTCAGTTCCTCTGCGGGGTACTTCACCCGCGTGCGTTTAAGGAAATCCCCCGGACCTTGGGAGTCCGGGGGACACTTCTGTTGCCGACGTGCCTTACAGGCCCGGAGTCCCCCAGTTGTCGCGAGGATCGGTCCACGACGGCCAGTACCGTTCGGTGGACTTGTAGCGCATCGAGTCGGTCTCGAAGTCGCCTTCCATCGCCTTCTGGAGACGCCGACGCATCATCAGCTGGACGCCACGCTTACCCGCCCAATCGTTCTGAATCCACCAGGCCGTGGTCGAGGTGACGCGGCTGAGTACCGCGACGCCGCGAGCCAGTAGGCCCATGGACTTGATGGGGTTGATATCGTTGTTGGCGTTTCCGGTACGCAACACGCTGCGGACGATGACCTCCGCCTGGAACATGTTGCTCGGGCTGACGATGAACTGCACCGGGTTGAGCCGGACCTTCTTGCCGTTGTTGTCGACGGCCGAACGGACCTGGATCAACATCTGCTCCGCCGAGGTCTGAGACAGCGCCGCGGCCGTCGTCAGCAAGTTGGAGAAGGTGCCGTTGGCGATCGGGTGAGCAGCATTGTTCATGCTGACACCGTCTCCGCCCGGATACGTCGCGTTGAACGCCCGATTGAAGATTTGGGCGACCAGGGTCTCCTTCGTCTCGATCTGCGACTGAGCAAGGTGCTCCGAGTAGATTTTGCCGATGGAGATGTGATCGCCGTCCTCGACCAGGATTCGAGTGAGCGCGAACGCGAGGCCGAACACCCGGTAGATGTAGCGCTGTCGGAACAGCTCTCCACCCTGACCGTAGAGAATCGGCTCCCCGTCGCCGACCTCGGGTGCAGCGTTGAAGCCGTACAGGACCGGCTCCTCGTGGTACGCCCGCTTGATGCCCTGGCGTTCCTTGCAGACTTGCTTCCACTCGTCCGCACGCTGATCGTAGATACCGTCGAACACCTCGTTGAGGATGGGTTCGACCACCGACCGGAAGTCGGTACTGCGCATTGGCATTGCCATGACTTGTTACCTCCTTCAGGTAGGTTATACCGACGCGATGTCGGCAGTGTACTGGTGCTCCGCGAACTGGACTTGGACGATCGTGAAAGCATCGCCCCAGTCGTTGTCCACGTAAGGTACCAGGCCAACAACGCGAAGACCCGCGTTCGCCGCCGCTGAGGCGACGTCCAAAGCGACAGACGACAGACCCGTGAGGGAGTTTCCGGCGAGTGCCGTCCAGTCGTACTGCTGCCCGATGGCCGCGATCGTCAACGAAGCGTTGGCCTGAATCTCGTAAACGATTTGGGCCTGATTCTGCGTGACGTACGCGCGAGCAATGGTTCCCGTCGAGAGAACCGTGTTGGGAACCCACTGGTTCGACCATGTGGGTTTCTGCAGAACATCCACGTACTCGACGCCCTGAAAGACGCCGATAGCACGTGTGCCGGCAGCCGCCGCCGTGATGAAACCAGCAGCCGAGATTGCGACCGGGCTGTTCTGGTAAATCGCGGTGGCGTAACCGGACTCGATCTGACCCATCGGACCCGGACGCAGTATGCCCTGTGGCGAGTAAAGCGGCCGGATGCCGAAGGGAGCAGCTGTTGCGGACATTGTCCTACTCCTTGGTTGAGGGGTTCACTCCACCCTCACCTCTCCCCAGTCAGTTTCCTGAACTTGGGAGCGGGGTGGTCCGAAACGATGTCTTCCAGACCCTCCTCCATCTCGACCTTCATCGACTTTCGCCCTCGCCGCGTCGAAGCCGTCATCCTCGCCTGTTCTTGAACGGCGTCGACAGCATCGGTGAGCTTTTGCTCTTCGAGCATGGGCTGAGTGTGATGAGCCTCCGTCATGTACATCTGATAGAGGCGAAGGGGCAGCTTGAAGGCAACCATCTCGTTCACGCCGATCAGACCCGCGTACTCGCCGGTCTTGAGCGACAGTGCCTCGAACCCCGGAACCTCGGAAGGTTTGATCGGCTCGTAACCCAAGCGCATACGCGCCGGGATCGAGTCCGAGGGGTTCGTCGTGGTCAGCCATATGACATGGTACCCTTTGATCTTGGGAAGATCGGGAAGAATCGACTGATACAACGACTTCCGAAACTCGTCCAGTCTCTCCCTGTCGCCAAGCGTACGTCTGTCCGCCGCCCTCACACTGTCCAGGGCACGATCACGTCGTCCGCTACTTTCGAGTCTCGCATCTCTGAGTTTGCGCGCCATCTAGGGCTCCTGCATGAAATTGGTTATTCGTCTCGTGCGTGTTCGCGGTCGTAGTCACGATACCGTTTCAGGAGTTTCGCTCGAAGCTCCGGGTCATCCCAGGCTCCAGCCTCCTTCATGGCCGCGATCCGTTCCGCGTTGAGGAAAACTTCGTTGGGACGAAGATCACGCCCTGCGCCGCCCGTCCGGAAACGGGGACCACCAGCGCTACCGTTCTTGCGCTGTGGACGTTCCTCCTCATCCTCATCGTCACGATCCTTGGCTGCGAGCCGACGCTTTTTCTTGCGCGGCCGCCGCTCCTCTTCATCGTCTTCGTCTTCGTCGTCATCGTCGTCTCGCCCTTGCTTGGCGACGTGAGGAAGACGCTCGGCGATCCGCTTGTCGAGTTCCTCCCAGTACTCCTTGGTACTAGGATCGAAGTCCTCCTCGGCAAGAGAATCATCGATAGCGCGCACGATCTTTGAATCCAGATCGCGCCCCTGGTTGTCGAACCAAGGATTTTTGGATCGCCACCGATTCGCAAGAGAGACAACCTTCGGATCGAGTGGCTGTCGCTCGCGCCCTGCTTTCTCCGCGCGCTCCACCTTCTCCTGGTAGGTTTCAAGCTTTCGGAGATCGTCGCGTAGACCATCGCGAATCCGCTGAGCCTCGACGGCCTCCTCACCCTTCTGTTTGGTGGTAGCCTCGGCGAGAACGTCCTCGGACTGCTTGATAAGCGCCTGGGTATGCTTGATCCGAGCTTCCAGGTTGGTTCGCTCGTTGGAATCCATGCGCTGAGCAAGTTGCTGAATCTGCCGTTCGAGCACGTCGTTCCGGCGTTCCAGAAAGTCGCGCTCCTTGCGAAGCCGAAGCTCGGCATCCTTGCGACGCTGACGACGTGACTTGCCCTTGGACGGTTTTTCCGGCTTGCCCTCCTCATCCAGGTCGTCGCCCTCGGCGGCGCCAAGACGAGTGTCCTCGTCATCTTCGTCATCTTCGTCTTCGTCAGCATCCTTGCCTTTCTTCCCCTTCTTGGCCTTGATTTCTGTGGCCTCGGGAGCATCCTCGTCGTCCGCGAAGTTCTCCGGCGTCGCGTCGAGGTTCTTTGCGTCATCGGTGACAATGACAAGTTCGGGCTCCTTGCCCTTCTCGTCGTCATCGTCCTTTTCTTTGTCTTTCGCCATTCAACTACCCCTTGTGGTTTACATTTTCAAGTAGGCGACCATCGCAAGCGGATCGCCCTCGATCTTGCCAACCAGATCGATATCTCGGTACAGAACGAACAACGCGGCGTCTACCTTGCCGGGGACCGGGACTTCCCATCGGTCGCCGCCATACTTGGGGCAACGGACGTAATCACCGACCTTGCACCACGCCTGTTCGGGCCAGGGTTGCAGGGTGTCACGGTTCATGAACGCCACGGGGCCGAGGGCAACGACTTTCGCGACCTGAGTGTTCCATTGCTCGGTCTCACGGGACTCCTGTGGAACGTAGAGCCCGCCTTTCGTCCGCGTCATCGGCGTCCGTATCTGCACGAGCACCTTATCCCCGAAAGGAATCAGGCCTGGCTTCACATCCGGAAAGGCATCCACGAGGGAGCCATAGTCCAAGGTGCTAGCCGTTGGCTCGCTTGGCACGGTAGCTAGAAGCGGCTTACTTGCCTTCGTCGTCACCTTCTTCCTCCAGCAATTCGTTGATCCACTGCTCGACGTGATCTAAAGCCTTGAGATATCCGTGGTGGCTTCCGTACTCGAACCCATCTCGCTTGGAGGGGTTCTGGATAGCCTTGACGGCGTAACTCTTGACCTCACCCTGCAACTTTGTTAGTAACCTGTTAAGCATGACACTACCACCCCTTCTCCTAGATGTCTACTTACTCCCTATCGGACTCCTTCTCTTCTCTATGGGGAGTGTCGCTTTCGCCTCCATCGCGCGTGCCAGCACCCCAATCGGTCTTCGGGACCTTCGGGCCCAGTTCCAAGTCACAGTCCTGACTCGGATCACCCGTCTTGGCGTACTCGTAATGCTGTCGAACCTTGCTCATGAACTCTCTCCTTCGTTTGCGTTTCCCGTACTGTGGGGCCTTTAACACTGAGTCAGTCCCCGGAGATTTGGCCAATCAGTGGCTCGGATTACCGACCAACCTTAGCCTTTCGGCCTCGAACCCGAGGGATTTTTATCTGATCCCGTTCCGGTCGATTCAGCTACTCTCTCCGATGACTCTATTTCAGCCGTCGCCACGCGAGCGGCCGTAACATTATCTTGAGTGTTACGACGCTCGTCGGAGGCAATCTGATCGGCAGCACGCTCACTTTCCGCCGCTTCCGCCAACATGAGTTCCCGGAGTCGAGCAGCTTGCTCCGCGGCCTCACGGGCAGTTTCCTCGGCTTCCTGCACAGCCACCTCCCGGTCTTTAGCTGAAAGCTTTGCGAACTCCACCTGCGTAAGTTCCTGCCTCTCCTCACGCGCGGCTTGGAGATCGATAACCTTGAATTCTTTCTCCTGGCCCAGCTTCTCGCGGGCCAACTGATCCTTGCGCTTGTCCGACGCCTCCTTCTGCTCGATAGCCGCCCGCTTGTCGGGATCGCTCGGCAGAGACTTCGGCGTGAACGCTTCGATGACCTGTTGTGCCATCTGGATGACCATCGGAATCTGTTTACTAAACAGCGCGTTCGTCCGATCCATGACTCGTTTTCCGGCGAGTGCCAGAAGTCTATCCAACTCAGCCCGCGTCTCGGGATCGCGTTCGTGCATGACAAGGCTCATGCCGTCGTCGGACGTGTCGAGTGAGACTCTGGCAGTCGCATAGTACTCGTTCGCGTACCAGAGGACGATGTGTTCCTTCATGTGGCCCAGCGCCGCCGGCATGAACGTCGGTGCGATGATCGGAAGCTGACCGAGCAGCGGAGACATCATGAAATCGATCAGGATTTGTAGATGCGAGAGATGATCCTGTAGCGGGAACGCAACGACGGGCCGACCGAGCGTCATGGCGACGTTCTCGTTGACCGCATTCATCTCCTCGGGTTTCGGCTCCTGGATCAGCAAGCCCTCGGGGTTCGGAATCTTGGCTCTTTCGAGCAAGAACTTCTCGGTGGCCCGGAGGTTGTATATCTGCGGAAGCGCGGCCGCCCGGTCGGCGACGATCTGAGCCTGCGAGATACGTTGAATGTCGCTGAAGATTTCCGGGTCTGCCGTTGGGATACAGTCGAGAGGCCCCTCGAAGTCCGCTCGATGCGCCAGGACAGTACCCATGTCGTCCTTGAGTTCCTCCTCTTCCAGGTACATCCGATTGATCCGGTGAAGGATTCGGATGAAGTACGACATCGAGTGGAACATGCGAAGGTGGATAGCCGACATCACCTTCATGCCTTCCTCGATCAGCGCAAGCGTCGTGCCGACCGGAAGGTTCTTGTTCCCTTCCGACATCTTGTCGAGCGCGACGTGTATCGCCTGTCGACCCTGATCCGTGAGGAAACCGAGGAGCTTGAAGAGTGTCTCGCTCGGGCCGTTGAACGGAATCGGCATGAGGTACTTGCGGATGTCCGCATCGACACCGACGCCGCCCTCGATGTCGATGATCTGCGTAGCGTTGACCGTTCGAGACTGCCCGCTGAAGTTCGCGCCCTTTAGACGGGCTAGAGTCGGGATGTTCTGGATGTGAGCCGAGTCGAGAAGGGCTCGTAGTGCACCCGTAGCGGCCCCGGCCATAGAACCGACTGCCTGCCCGAGCCCGATACCCTGCGCCCCTCGCCACGGAAAGAATATCCACTCGACCATCCACTGCATGCGGTCAAGGTACTCGTCCTTCTCCTCCCAGTTCCGAATGATCGAGACGATCTTCGAGCTGGGGAAATCGATGGAAATCAGGTAGGGTGCCGGGCCGACGGACTCCAGGTCCTCGTTGGTCGAGATTTCCAGGACTTGACGGAGACCGTCGTTGTTGTTCGGATCGGGTTCGACGCCTTCGACCTTTTGCGAGGCTTTCTCCGACTCACTCTCCTCGGGAGACTGACTTGTCGAGATAGGAATGACTCGATACATTCCTTCCGCGATTCGGGTCTTCATCTCCGATTCGGTCACGGGCTCCCAATAACACTGCCGCGCGGCGGTGTAGTAGTTGGCTGCGGCCGACGGAATTGAAACGTAGTCGAGAGGCACAAACGTAGGAACCGGGCGCGCGCGTCTCTTGGAGAAGTCTGGAGTAAGGCGGAGATACATCGCGCCGCCGAGTGGAAGCTGCGTCAGGAGCTGCTCCAGCTCGGATCGAAGCTCGGGCATCTGGAAGACGCATTGCCAGTTCATGTAATTCTTCTGGCGATCTCCCTTGCGTAACCGCTCGGGCTCGATGTTGTCCCCCGGAATATGCATCTTCACGGGACCGTTCGGAGGCATCAGTTCGCGGATCGAGCGTGACGCGAAGTCGATCACTGCCTCGATAAGCATCGGATGAACGACCTTCGAGGCTCCGGAGAACTCTGCGCCGCCCGGTGCCTCCTTACCAAGGCCCGTCCGCTTGACCGCCTCGGTGTAAGCCTTGTCGCGCTGTTTCCTCGCCTTCTTATCCAGGTCTACTTCCTGAAGCAAGCGGTCGGCGAGGGCGTCCAGCTCGACGTCATCGAACTGGCTAACGATGTTGTCGTAGAACTCGACCACTTCGGCCTTCTTGGCCGGGTCATCGAGAGTGGCGATGGCTCCTCCGCCTTCCGTCAGCTCGATGCCGGGCGGAAGGTCTTCGCGGTCTTCGTCATCGGCCATTGTAAATTCGGGCATGGTAGCTCCTATGCTGCGTACGGATTGTGGCGAGCCTTCTCGTCTTCAAGTTCCTCTCGTGCTGCTCGCTCCTTCTCCGCGTCCTCGTCCTCCTCGACGCTGAGCGGGCCGATGTACTTGTCCATGAAAAGGCGGAGAGCCTGCGTCGTGGTATCCAGCAGATCGTCGTGCTTGACCGATCCCGGCCCCGTGTAAGTACATACCTGCGTAACGACAGGCTCCGCCCACTGTTTGAACTCCCCGCGGCGCTTCTCGCTCTCCACCGCCCAGACCCGACCGTGGGCCCAGAGCGGCGAGACGTAGTGTAACCTTTCCAGCTTGTCTGCTCGGCGAGGATTATAGCCCTCGGTAAAGATTTGCTCTACTGCGAGGGATTGCCGTAGAGAGATACCACTCCCTTTCTCCTCTATGAGGATGAGGTCGATCTTCTTCCCATTGGGTCCAGGTCTCTGGGCTATGGGGACGATCTTGGGGCGAAGCTTGAGTTCATGGAGCCCGGCTCCATACCGTATCCTCCGCGCCTTCCTCACTCTCTTGATTAGCTGAGGGAGCGTTAGCCAGTCTTCCCATGCGTCGAGAAGTATGATATGCTTTTCCGTTTTCGACTTCCCGTTCGGCTTTGAAACCGGCTTATCAAACAGCCCCCATACCGTGCACGCGGTCGGGTCTCTTTGTTGCTTTTTCTTGTCGAACGTCTTCTCCGTGAACGCTGTGTCAAGCGATAGAATGATGAACTTGAACTTCGGCAGCGGTTTGTTACTCGGCCAAACCCGCCACTCCGATCGCTTGACAAAGCCCTCTTCCTCTGGATCCAAAACCTCGCCATGCAGCTCCTGCCGTCCGACCTTCGTGCCCTCGTACTTGGCGACGGACGCGAAGAACATCTTCGGGAGATTCTCTTTGTTCTCATACGTCGAGCCGACGACGTTGACGACCTCCGGATTCGCTACCAGGTCTCGAATGAAGGGGCTCGGCTTCGGCGTACCTGTAACAAGCAGTCGTGGGTGAGGCCCGAGTCGCAGACCGAACGCGATGTTGTCCCAGGCTTCCTGGGCGTACAGCCAGCTGGCGATCTCGTCTAGCCACGCGGCGGCGGCTTGGGGTCCTCGAAGTCGCTCGGGAGTGTCTCCCGCAAATCCGCGAATGACGCTGCCATTCCACAAAGTGATTGAGGGAAGGGCAAGATTTTTATCGACAATGAGCTGAGGAGGGATAACCGAGTAGAGTCCAGTTGGTCCCTCAAAACACACGTATCGGACGTCATCTTTTGTGGGCGCGACCACATAGTAACGTGAGGGGAATGCAGCAGCCTCCATGCCAAGCCAGTTGCTCCCGACGAGTGTCTTTCCCCAGCCTCGGCCGGATCGGCACATCCAAATAGTTTTTTCACAGCTATCGAACTCCTTTGGCGGTAGTTGTTTGACTCGGGCCTTAGCCTTCCACATCATCCGCCAGCGGAGGAACAGCAGCTCCTCCTCGGTGAAGGCTGCGAGGGTGTCCGAATACTTGGCGATCTCTTTCGCTTGCTCGGGAGGGAGTGAGTCGAGAAGCGGCGCAGTGTAGTCCATCTCGACCCGGTCATAGACCGAGGCGAAATTGACGACGACAGATCGTTGCGAGTGCTGAGTCGCAGTCATTAGGGGCCGAACTGCTTATCGAACTGTACTTTCAGCCAGGCGGCATCGCCCATCGTCATCTTCGAGGAGTAAATATGAACCTCGCCTTCCGAGTTTTCCTCGATGAGAACGAGGCGCTTGACCTTGGGAAGTCTCTCGATGGCTTTCTCAAGCAGGACTCGATCCGTCAGCTCCACTCCCGGAAGCATGTCCACCTTTGATCCCCGCATTCTGTTGTTCCTCCCGGAACTTTCGCAAAGCGTAGATACAGTACTGCCGAGGGGGCAGGAACACCAAATTTCGCGGGAAGTACACGCCCTGAGGATAGATCGACGTGAACCCGTAGACCTGCGCCATCCCAAACCCGAGTTTCAGGTTGATGCTCATGGACTACTCCAGACCAGTTGGAAATAGGGAATCCAGAGCACCACCTGCCAACGGCCGTAGAGAAGTGGAACATACCGATGTGGATGCCAGCCCCACTGGAGAGTCCAACCATGCGTCCGAAGCAGAAAGTACATCTGCTTCAGCGGCCAATTGTAAGACCACTGATAACTCATGGCCGCGGGGTCCCCACCGCCCAACGTCCACACCAGTCGCCGCCTTTCACGAGAGGCCACACCGACTTCGGCTTTGGATCGTCGGCCTCCGGCGCGATCTGAGGAGTCGGAGG